GACCTAAAAAAAATAACAAAAAAAAAATTTTAAAAAAAATTAAAAAAAAGTTCAAATTCTTTAAAACTTGTCACTAGTAATTTATATGAAAGCAAACATAATAAGCGAGAGCTTTAGAAGTACAAAAAAATTTAAAATATTTTGGTATTTTAGACAATTTCGGCAAAACTTGTCGCTAGTAATAAGTGTAAGAGAGAAAAGGAAACAAAAATAATGAATATGGACAAAAGACTAAAAAAGACTATAAAAGGAAATGTAATCGATTGGGGGGCGTTCTCAACGGTTTACAGTTTGGAAGCAATCCTTACAAGTGAGGACAACGCCACAATGGAACAACTAGCCGACCGAATACACGAATTTTGGATTTGTGCGGTTAACGAGTTGTGGTTTTTACTAAGTGAGGGCTACGAGGTAAAGGGCGGATATACAAAAGAGAAAAGAGCAAGTCACCAATCTATGTGCGTACCTTACGCCGAATTAAGTAGAGAAAATAAATTAAAAGATTGCTACTTAATAAAAACCCTAGTCACTCACAAGAAATGGCTAGAGCTTGGCGGGTTGGCTTACGATTACTTATTTGAAAAGTACGACATAGGTTGGTAATGTTTAAAAATTATTGTTCTAAATGTGGAAGTGAGCTTGAACAAGCCGAATGGGTTTCATTTTGTCGGGGCTTATGCTCTAGGGAATTTTTAGCGGAGCTAGATCTAGATCACCATGAAAAAACAAAAACCCCCCGATTTCTCGGGGGGCTTATGTTGAGCTTACTTCTTTTTTTTGGGTGGTCTTTTATTTGGCTCAATTAGAATTTTTATTGTGGCGAATAGCCCCATCATAATCCCCCTTAGCCATTAATTTAAAGTATTCCCTATTTTCCCAAAGGTATTCAATAAGTACCCAAGTGAAAGAGATACCGAGCAAACCCTTTAAAAGAGTTCGCCCGTACCATTGCAAAAATTCTTGGTCGGTTAGGATTTCCATTGTTTCCCCACTTCCCAAGATTGAGTATCATTGTTGAACTTAGAATATTTAAAAGGATATTCCTTTATAATTTCCCCGTTCCTTTCAATCTCTCGCATATTTGTTAAGTGTCGCCCAAGTGTTGTCCCGATACTAGAGCCGTTCAAAATTGCTTTTCTAATATCAACCCAAACGGATAACTCGGGAACTTCATAAACATAAACGCTATCGGGTTTGGTTTGTTCCCCTTTAACATTTACATAACCAAAGTATGTCACCTTAATAGCACAACCCATAAGCCCGACCCTTTGCATAGACAAAGTACGGATTTTAGAACTTTTCATATTTCTAAAAAATTCCTCATTTGCTATATGTGGTTTATGGTCTTTGAATTGTTCCACATTGTAGAATTGTTGGCGTAGCTCGGGAATATATGCTTTAATCTTTTTATTACTCTTATGAGCTTTGCGGGTGGTGGAACTCATAATCCCACCACTTGCACAAATTCCGTGTTAACTTCAACTCGTGGTTGATTAGCTAATGCTTGTTCAACACTTTCAAAGACAACAACGCCTTTTGGCTTTTGCTTTCCAAAATAGGTCGCCCCATTTTCTAAAATGGTGACTTCGACAAACGCTTTCCTAAAAGAGTTCCAACGCACCATTTTTAGAGTTAGCACATTATTTGGGGCTATAACCCAAATAAATTTATTAGGGTATTTTTTAGGTCGCCCCCGACCTTTGCTTACTTTCATAATTTCCTTTCAATTACGATACTTAATAAAAAGCATATCACATATACGCAATAAAACAAAATTTATAACAATATTATTTTTTAATCTTTGGCGTAGCCCCTATGGTATAGGGGGGGTACATTTAAAAATCGCTACCGAAATCGATAGTGATCTAAAATAACCCCTCGAGAATTTTTAATGAAAATTGAGTGCAACGGCAAATGCGCATATAAAAAATGCTTTAGTTGTTGTTGTTTTTGCTTTTTGATCTTATAATTAAATCAACTTTCAGTCACGGAAGTTATGAAGAGGGGGTACATGGACACACCCCCTTTTCTATACCAAAACCCCACTTACTAGCTAGTAGAATAGGATCATCTTGCGACCAAAATTGGCTAGGGTTGAGGGTTTGGCCTCCTTTACCTTAACCTTAGCCACCCCTTTCACAATCGAGCCGGCTTGTGATTTTTTCCTTACTAGCCCCCATTATTTCCCTTTTTTAGCCCAATATTTACCAAAAAAAAATTTTTTGCCTCAATTTACTATGCAGCGCGCGACATTAATAATGGTTTTATGACTAACGGCAGATATGCACTAAATATCCAAGTATAAATGTATTATTAACTATATGAATAATGACATAAGAGATATGTTCAAAGATCCTGATCAAAGACGAGATGTTGTAGAAGGATTATCTAATAATGATAATAATGATAATGATTATTCCGGTAAGGAAGTGACCGATCTAGCCGATAGCGAAGTTGTAGTTGACGACGATATTGGATTTGACGAAATAGAGGTAGAGAGAGTCATACTGTCCCATACAACTCTCGGCGGACCTACCCCTTTATTAGATTACCCTGTAGATATTTATTATAAGCTAGCTTGCTAACGATCAACCATTTAGTTGACCTATAAATAAAGTAATCCAATACTTATATAATAAATGACCTTTTATTTAAACGGTGAAGTTTTCGTAATAATGTTTATCCATTACATTCATTAAGTAATTGCTTTCAAAATCACTTACATAATCTGTAAAAGCTTTTCTTTTACCATAATGTCCTATGTCGTTGTAATACAAATGACATATCATTGGCTCGTCTAAGTTTGGGTAAAGCAATTTAAAACCTTTTGCTTTTAATTTTTGTGTTTGTACGGGCTCTTCACTATAAAATATAGCTTTTTCAAAGACACCCGAATATTCGCCCCACTTACTTGTACCAAATGAAAAATTAGCACAAAATTTAGTAGGTATAAAGGTTTCTTCACTATTTGGATATACCGGACGCCAATTTTGAGGTAGCCACTCACAAAACAATTTATCATTTGTTAGTTCGGGATATAGTAATTTACCTATATCCTTTGGCTCTCTTTTACCATTTTCATAGGTATAAGGTGATCCGTATCCGGTAAATATTGTTTTAGGATCACGATACATAATTAAACTTGTAAGTGTTAAGTCCCAATTATGAGGAAACCAACTATGACTATCTATTTGTAGTACATAATCCTCATTTTTATACATACTATCTACGCTAGCTCTAGCTTTACCAACGCCTATATTAAACTTTTTAAAAGGTTGTGTAATGACTCTAAATTGCGCCCCAAAGCTCTCAGCTTCCGTTTTAACGGCCATAAAATCCTTTAGGGTGTCCTCGTCTTTATACATCAAACTAATCCCAAATTTTAGTTTATGTGGAGCTCTTGCTTTTAAAACACAATCCATAATTGTAGGTCCAAGCTCTGTGTCGTCTAAAGAACAAATTTTAACGAAAATTGTTTGGGACATATCTATCTATTGTTTTTCCTGATAATATTTTAACTTTTGCATATTCTTGATATTTAATAATTTTATCATAATTATTGGGATCGTCTAAATAATTAGAAACATTATCATACTTTTGCTGTTGTAAGGCTTGATAATCTGGGTACAAAAACTCTATTTGATCTCTAGTAGATTGTACATCAAATGGCTCTCTACCCATATATAAGTGCATAATGGTTGGCTCGTCAAATAAAGGAAAGACAAAGTTAAAACCTGCGTCAAATAAGTTTATAGTCCACGGCATCTCCTCGTCCTCAAATATAACCCACTCAGGTAAATGTTCTACTAAGTTATACCTAGAAAAACTAAAATTACCGGAAAATCTTACATTAGGTACAATTTCGTCGCCATTTGGATTTAGATCTGTCATCACATGAGTTGGTAATCTATCATGCCAATTAAATCTCATCATTTTTTGGTGTATATCATTTTCGTCGTCAACGACAAAATATTGATAGCGTAGATTAGTCAATTCTTTTCTAAAATGCGGAACTCTATTACCCTCGTCGTCAAAATAATACAATCCTGCATAACCGTTGATAATTGGCTTAGTTATACCTCGATCGTCCGCTATTTTGTGCTTTTCTTTAATTTTAGTGTCCCAACCATTAGCAAACATCATGTGTCCGTCGATAAGCATTTTATACTCTTCGTCTTGACACATAGCATACGATTTTATACGACCTTTAGCTAGACCAATAATATCTACAATATTATCTTCCGTAATATGCTCGTAATCTACTCTAAACTCATTATCAAATTGACTTATAAAATCTTTAAATGCGTATCGCATATAATTTTTGGTGTATTGAAAATATATTCCAAACACTAAATTTTCTGGTTGATCAGCACTTAAAATACAATTTGATATAGTAGGACATACTTCGCTATCATTAAAACATGCGAAATACACATAAATTTTGTCAACATTGTCCTCCTTCACAACACGCTACCACCTTCTGATTAAAACCTGGACACTTATAATTATAGCAATATAAACCTGCGTGTCTTTCCATTAATGTATGATTACATATAGGACAGGGTGGATCACTCTTCTTCATCTTTTTGTTCCGGATTGTCTAAAAACACTACTTTTATAGACATTTTGCATTTACTTGGTGCTTGATCACACATCCATTTATTTAACTGTATATGTTTAAGTGGCGTATTGCACTCAACACATCTATTGATTCTTCTTCTGCTCATTATAAATCTCCTCTGCTATCTCTTTAAAATATTTAAAAAATTTGTTGCTCATTATACCTATCCATACAAGAAGTCCAATAGATATAAGTGATACTGTTAAAACTAAAATTATTTCTGTCATTAGAACTCCCTTCTGGGACTAATTTACATAACTGCTTGAACAAGAACTACTAAAGCAGATACAGCTACTAGCCATCCACTTAATTCAGCTCTTGATATTTTTGAATTTACCTTCTCGTGTAATTGATCGATTCTATCGTTGATTCTTTCCTGCCCATCCAATACAAGCATAATCATTTCCTTTTGTGTAAGACCAACAGGATGCTTATGCTCACTCATTTAAAACTCTTCTTTTTTTCCGCCAAATGCTTCGTTTATTTCATCAATAGTTAGTTTACCGTCGTCGAGAAAACCACGAGCTAGTGCTTCTGTGACTTTGGCGACACCCAAAGACCCGGCCAAAAGCACGGAGCTAAGGGTGTCAATACCAATAATTGATCCTGCTCCAATGATTGCGAGTCCGTTAGCAACGAATACAGCGACCATACGAGCCATGATCATTTTGATTTTTTGCAATTTGGATAAACCGCTAGGCACTATTTACCTCCGCAGCATCCATTTCCGCAACATTCCATAATTAATCTCGCAATCTAATAGTCACTAACCATATAATTGTAGATACGACTATTGCAATACCTACAATATCTTGTGCTGTTCCGGTCAAAGTAAACCAAGCAATAAAAAAACCAAGTAAGGTGAAGATCTGTGCTATTGATTCTTTAACAACATCAAATAGCCACTTTGCTATACCTTTTATACTTATTTTCTTTATTTGCTTCCAAGTCCACTTTGTAGAACTTATAAAACTTTTTATGGACAACTTAACAAATTGATAAGGTAGTCCCAATACATTATTTAAAAATCTAAAAATCTTTTTGATCATCTAAAATCTCCTAATTAAAGCACCCGCTTGAGCGATAATTTGGGAAGCAATAATAACCGGTACTACTACTTCTTGTGCTTTTTCTTTTTGGTCGCTTGTCATGTCAGCGCCTATCGACCCCAGATCCATCTCTCTAATATCTATATTAACACTTGTCAGCTCACCTATTGGATTTTCCAAAAACGCCTCTACTTGTACCTCTGTGACAACATCTGCAAGTGTAAAATTCTCAACATCTTCGTTAGCAATAGCTCTTTCAACATATTCCTCAACAGCTGTAGCTATGTTTTCTTCTTCGGCTGCTTGTTTTGCAATAATTTCCACATCTTCCGCAGCTGTTTCTTCTTCAAAACCTAATACTTCACCAACGGCTTGTTTTTCTTCTTCGTCTAATTCAGCTACGGTTTCTACCTTTGTGACTTCTTGTACTACCGCTTTTACAACAGCTTTAGTTGTGGTGTCAGCATTACCTAAGTTTTGTACGGAAACTTTAGCTACCTCTTTTACTACTTCTACTTTTTCTTGTGTATCAAGTTCGGCAACAACTTCCGCAACAGCCTCTTCTACCTGTTCTATGTACTCTTCTTGTTCCTCAACCGAAAGATCTTCTAACTCTTCTTCCTCGATAATTTCTATATCATTATCCTCAAAAACTTCGGTCAATTCCTCTACCTCTACTACTTCTGTAATAGCTTCCTCTGCAGCCTCAACTAAAACTTCTACTTCTTCTTCTGTGAGTTGTACCTCTTGATCTCCCTCCGTACCAAAAAATGAGTTATCCTCATCTTGTTCAGGTTTATCAGGTATAGTCGTTGTCGTAGTTGTAGTCGTTGTAGTAGTGGTTGTAGTCGTAGTAGTAGGAGGAACGACAATAACAATCTCTTCCAAGTTAATTTCTGGCGTTGTATCAACTTTATAATCATCAAAATTCGTGTTTTCCTTTATTTCAATTATAGTTTCTACTAACTTGATTATGTCTATTGGCTCTCCACCACCACCAAATTGTGATTGGTCGTCATCGTCTGTGTCTGTAGTCGTAGTAGGTAATACAATAGAGTCTTTGATCTCTTGCTCAATACGAGCTTTTTCTTCCGCTAATTCTCTAGCAACTCTTTCATCATCTGTTTCGCTATAACCTGTTTCAGCTTTGTTTTTGTCACGCTGTCTTTGTAATTCCGCTAATCTATCTTGTTCTTCTTGATATTCTCTATCAGCACGCTCTTGGTTAGTTTCATAATATCCTGTTTCGGCTGAGTTAGATTGTCTTTCTTGCTCTAAAGCCGCTTCAATAGCTCTTAGACGGGCTTGCTCTTCCTCATACTCTCTTTGCTCACGATCGCTACGCTCTTGGTTTGTTTCGTAATAACCTGTTTCGTTATAATTTTTATTTTTTTCGTTTTGTATAGCTTCTTGTCTTTTGCGTTCAGCTTCTTCTTCAGCTAAACGCTTTTGTTCGGCGTCGTAGTCATCTTGAGCTTTTTGATTAAATACTGTTAGTGTCGGCTCGGTAGAATAGCCACTATAAACATTATAAGTAGAGCTATAAGCTCTAATTGAAAATTCGTAAGTGTTGTTAGTAATTGCACTATAAGGTATAGTGTACTCCGTATTTGTAATGTTATATACAACCGTTTCGTTTTGAGCGTCTATTCTGTAATACAATTCATAAGTTGTTGCAGTTCTAGTACCTGTGTTAGGCTCATCCCAATCTACTTTTACACCTACATTGTACTCTTGCGAAACAACGGGATTCATTGGTGGTCCTAATGTGTTATCAACAACATAAGTTGCTTCAACATCATTACACATCCAATTAGTAGCACAAGTTGACAAACGATAGTAGTAAGTACCGTTTAGAGTTTCGTATTCTATTGCGTCATTATTATCTACCCACGGTAAAGTAAATTCCGTAGTATCAGTATCTGTACTCCTATACACCTCAAACCAAGTGTTAGCGTTATAGTCCTGATCATAGGTTTCTGCTACTAATATTCTATATCCACCTATTGTGACACCGTTATCGGATGGTGTGTCCCAATCAACTGTTATACCGCTTGAGCTTTCACTAATTGTATAACTAGATATTCCGTTGGGTGCAGGGGGTAAAGTTGTAGTAGTAGTTGTAGTAGTTGTTGTGGTAGTTGTAGTTGTCGTAGTCGTGGTAGTAGTATCTACACTTGAACTATTAGCTTCTGGAACAGTAGTAGTTGTAGTAGTAGCAAAACTACCTGTAGCAGTTGCATCGTCGTATTGAAAATACATATCGTCAAAGCTAGACCAATCGTGTATGTCAACAACAAACTTTGTTATAAATTTATCTGTGTTTTCTGCTACTGCATTGTAATCAGTAAAAGATTTATAAAATGTGTCATACATATCTGCACCATTATTTCCATAAGCCTGTGCAGACTTGTTTTCTGTTTCGGTTGTATCATCCGAATAATAAAAAGTGACTGAATATGCTGCGTTTACTGCACCTACTTCAAAACCTACTTCATACACATCTATATCGCTAGAAAATTCAAAAGTATATTCGTGTGTACAACCACTATGAACTTGATGACATAAGCTTAAAAATTGTCCCTGCGTTCCGTAATTACTATTTTCTGTATAAACAGTATTATGTGAATTACTATTTTCTCTTGTAATTGTAAAGTAGCCATCCCAATCTTGATCGCTAAAACCCTCGTTGACGGTGACTTCTTGTGCTACTGCTAATGGGAAAGGATATATTAGTAAAGCAACAATTAATAAACGAACTAAGGTATTGAACTTACGAAGCACTCTCTCATCACTTCCTACCTCTTCCCGCCATCATACTTTACTGCGTGTCCTTCCTTAACCATTAGTTCGTTTATATTGACCTCATTTATGTAGATCTCCCCCAAGACACGGCCATATTTACCTACACCATAAGATTTCATTTCTAATTCGTCCTCGGCGGACTCAAGTTTGTCTATAAGCCAAGATTTCGCAGCCAACCCTCGTTTTTTCTCTTCTTTATCTCTTGTTCGTGATTCAGGAGCATTAATACCCACGAGTCGAATACGACATTTATGCCACACATTAAAACCCAAATCAATTCTGACATCGATCGTATCTCCATCTACAACTCTTAATAACTCTATTTTATAATAATACATTTGATCCCTTAAACAATAGGAGGACATATAGTCCCCCTATCGACGCACTTGTAATTAAATTAACCTTTTGGAAAGTTAGACATAAATTTGAACGGTGCTTCCTCAATAACATTTTGTAATGCTGAGAAAAACGCAGCGCCTGCTGCGACAACTGCACCCTCAAGTACACCCATATCCAACCATCCGGTTTGGGCTGCAACAATTACACCAAAACCTGCTTGAAGTCCTGTTCTAACTGCTCTTATTAATGACACTTTAAAAGCGTCTGTTAATTCCCAATTCATACGAATCTCCTAACTTTCTTTTGCAAAAGAAATGTCCCAAGTTTGCTTACCTAAGACACCATCTTCTGTCAACCCAAATTCTTTCTGGATTTCCAGAACTTTTCCTTTAGCCTGATTACCAAACCACCCGTCAGCTGTTATACCAACTTGCTTTTGCCAATCTTTAAGTTTTTCGTCAAAAATCATTGGCGATTGTTTTTTGTATAATTTATCAGGCCATTTAGGAAAATCTTTAGAAAAATCAAATATTTCAGTTTTTTTCTTTTCATCAATAGGACTATAAGAAATTACAGGCTCACTTCCTGATACGGTTTTAAATTCTTGTCCTTCTATGTAGTCAAAATCTATATATCTTACTAATACTTTTTCGCCACTAAGTATTGCATCTCTTATCATCGGGTAAACGGTCTTATACGCATTTACGGACGATCCCACAAACCCGTCACTTTGCACAAGATTACTTGTTTGTGAATTTCCTAAAATTAAACAACCGCTGGTCGATTCATCTGTATTCCCCGTGTGCCAAAGTATATACTCGAATCCCGGGACATTGTTGACATAGATCATGCCACGATGCCAATCAGCACCATACTTGGAGGTATAACGCGAATGAAAGCCACCTTCGCTACGAAGTGTTAGTGTGTATGTCCCTGCGGGAATACGCGTTTCATGTTTTATCTTCTCGGCTCGAAATTCATCTTCAACGGTATAGCAAAGAAACTTGCGTTTGTTGTCTGTGACATCAAATAAAATACCACTTGTTGAATCTTCTTGTGAGCTGATTCTTAGGACTTCTAATTTCATACATGACTATATTAAATGACAAGAAGTTGGTTTCAGGTATTTAACAGTTGTTTGGAAAAAATGTTTGATCTTTTACAAAATAAGTGTCACTTTTAGCACTAATAGTAAAGCAAACCTGTGCAGGTCCCGAGTCGTCACCTGTCATATCTTTAAACCACTTAGAGCCACCGTCCATAGACGGTGCTTGTAAAAACCAACGGCCACGATTTGGGTGCATAAAGTAGTGATGAAAATGACCCCATACAAGTAGATCTGCGTCTCCTACAGGTGTTCTACCCATACATTGTCCTGCAAACCATTTAATACCTTTATCAAATGCAAACCTACCAGATTTTACTGAAACTCCGGAACGAAATTGGTGTCCGTGAGCAAAACCCACAATTTTACCTGATATATCAACGGTTGCTGATAATTCGTCTTCCGGTATATAAAATTTAACATGACCAAATGCTTTAGGGTTTTGTTCAAGTATCTCTTGTACTTGTTCAACAACCGCGACATCATGGTTGTCCGCAAAGTCTGTATAAGTTTTTCCGTTGTTTCTGTTTTCTCCGTGATTTCCGGCTATTGCACATACAACTACATTTTTAAATAATGGCGACCACTCTGTTAAAGCTTTTACCATTATTCTACGAGCAACCTTAACCTGATCACGAAGATTCAGCTCGCCACCCCACTCTTGAGTCGGGTAATGCCCACTACAATTTTCGATAATATCACCTAAAGATAATATGTATAAGTTTTGGATTTTCCTACCATTTTTGCGTTGTGTTTCTACATAATCAACAAAGTCAGGTATCATTTGATTTAATCTTTCTACAATACCTTTTGTACCATCTCCATCCGGCTTGCCTAACTGCCAATCACTCCAACAAAAGACAATGCTATCGTCTGTGCTTGTTTGTAGCTTTTTAGGTTTCTTTGCTTTCTTTACTTCTTTTAGCAAAGCGTCGTAGTCAGGATCGTTAGGGTTTACTTTCCCACGAGATTGTATTCGTGCTTTGTAATAAAATAGTCGTTTCCCACCATCGACCATAGAATCCCAACTACGAACTTCTACCGGCTCTATAACCTCGTATTTCTTTGGATCAAGCTCAAGTTGTTCTAATATATCGTCAAAGACTTTTATATTACTATCTTCTTGAGGTTGCGAAGTTATTTCACCCTTACTCCCTTTGAGCCTATAACCCGGCTCAAAACCTTTAGGATGTACATTTTTAGATTTTCTTTTAGCGTTTGTTAAATCGCTTTTATTTTTATTATATTCGTCAAGACTTGACATATTGTTCCATAGTATTTCTCAAAGCTGTTCTTATAGAGTCTATGGACAAAGGACAATTTTTCTCTTCAATTAACCATTTTGCTGCTGTTTGTGCGGGTACACCTTTTAATTTTACGCCCTCACAAGCTTCTATCCACGCAGCCCTGTTAGACTCGTTTTGCTCTCGCCACGCCGTTGATCTTCTTGTGGGTTGAGATGATGCATACTCTTCTAAAGAAGACAAAATTATTCCTCTTCTGCTTGAGTTGGTGCTGTTTTTTGTGCGCCAATATCATTTAACACTTGATTTAAAGCATTGTTTTGTACTTTTAGCTCACTATTTCTCAACTCAAGATTAGCTATTTTATTAGCAGTATCTTGCACTATTTCTTTATATGTTTTGTTTTCTGCTAACAAACGATTAACTAAGTCCGCTGTTTGTTCAGGGGATAGTTCTTGTTGTTGTTCTGGATTAGCCATACCTTACCTTTCAACTATTTATACATCAGTATATTCATTATTATATACACTCAAGAAGACATTTTCTTGATTTATGAAGAAGTTTTTTTAGATTCCTCTTTACCGTAAATTTCGTTAAATGGTTGGTCACTAAGGGGTTGATCTACAATACTTCTTGGTGATCTGTCCGTTATTTTGCTTTTTTTAAGCAAATCATATTCTAAGTTGTAGTTATTTACCATAATACTCTATGGTACTATAAAAATACATTCTCCCGGGCATTCCTCTGCTGCTTCGGTCACTAAATCCTCTTGACCTTTAGGTACTCGTGCTAACCCCTCTGCACCCTGATCGTTGTTGTGTATTTCGCTAAAAATTTTTAATTCACCAAAATTACCAACTACTTCTTGAACATAAGCTAAACCGTCATTTTGCATAACAAAAACATCAGGTGCTATTTCAGCGCAAAGTCCGTCACCTGTGCAAAGATCTTGATCTATCCATACTTTCATTGAAACCTATTCTTGTTAATCTGTCTGTACCCACCTGTCATTTTACTTCTTAATTTAAAACTTTCGTCCCTTATAGCGTGATCGTGTTTTTCATCCCACTTACTAATTACAAGATTCTTTTTTTCTCTTTTAAAAGGTATTACATGTAAAAACGGCATACCTCTTTTAATTAATCTTTCACCCTCACTATGCCATACGCTAGGAAAATTTACTTGATGGAAAGTGTCTGTTTCTACAACACCCGGAAACAAAGTAAAATCTTTATTAGGGTGTAGTTGCGGTTGTAAAAATAGTGTTGACCAACCCGGTGGTGTCCAAAAAAACCACGGGCTAGTAAACTTTACAGCTCTACGATAATCATTTCTTTCAAAAGGATATGTGCTGAATTGTTGCTCGTCATGAAACTCTAAAGTACTTCCTATTCCATTGTCGTCACTAAAATTAGTTTCAAAATGGAAAGTTTCACCTACTCTTTGTATTAACATATCACACCAAAAAGGAATAATATAACCCTCCGTAAAGTAATCAACAACAGCAGGACACTTCTTTATCGTATGCAAATTCAAATCTTTTATAAGAGAACTCATAATAGGAAATGGTTTGTGATTGTCTTGTTGAAGATCTAAAGGTAGTTTTTTAAACCACTCCGGTATCATTTGACTTGCAGGTACAGGTGGTGCTATGTCGGGTAAGGCAGGTATAATACTTGCAAACTCTATATTATTTTTTTTTACCCACCTCATTTTTCACCTGTAAAAAACCAATGTTCCGGCTCAACAAAATGAAAAAACGCAGCCCCTACACCATTGTTATCTACATTTGGAAAAGGCGGTCGCCAATGTTCTTGATCTTCCCCGTAAAATGCTAAGGCTTGATTTGGTTTCAAAATATATTCTCGACCTTCTACAATTAAAGGCCAATCCGTATCACTATACAAATGTAAATCTATTGTATATGTACAAGCATTGTTGTCTTTGTGTTTTACTAATTCAGCAAGCTCACCCTCATAATGACAGGCTAAAGCATAGCTAGGTAATAGAGTAGGGGATTGGAACACATCTCTAGCAACCGCTACTGATCTGTTAAAGTACGGCATAATCGCACGCCATAAATCACTACTACAACCATACCTACCAAAAAATTCGTTGTATTCAAAGTTTTTGTAATTTCTTTTTACTAGTCCAACAAGTCGATCAAAAATATCTTGTGGGAATAGTTCTTCAAT